ATGGTGATATTTATTCCGGGGGATGATATTGATATTGACTTTATAGCAGGGGTGGCTCGGCAAAACAGTGTTCCCTTCTCAATTAGCGTGCTTCTGGTTCTTTACTCCTTTCTAACCAGAAAATTCTACCCACAAGTCGAGCCATTCCTACCATAAAGTCAATAAAAACTGTAGATATTCTATCCAAAAGTATAGGAGATGAAATGAGAAGGAAGAAACAAGACACTATAAAACCACCGACAGCATCTCCTCCAGGCCTTCAACCAGACAATCGCTTCCAACAAATCGCTGCTTTGGGACTAAAACGGCTTGAAGAGCGCTTGATTTCTGGAGAAGCAACTGGTCAAGAGATAGTTTATGCTATACAATTTGCAGATCCGCTTCGGCCACTTAAGAAGGCAAAGCTAAAGAGTGAGAATGCTCTGCTTCAATCCAAGAAAGATGCTATTGATTCAGCTCAGAAGTCAGAGGAGTTATATGCGAATGCTATAGCAGCCATGAAACAGTATCAAGGACGTGACACAGATGATCAGGACATACAAAGCCTTGATGGAACTGCCTGATTTTCGAAAGCGGTATGAATTTCTTAGAACTGAGTCACTAATAGGTGATCCAACATTTGGTTCTCGAAGATATTTGAATCAAGCATTCTATGCAAGCAAGGAATGGAAGCTAATTAGGTCTAAAGTGATAATTCGAGATGAGGGCTGTGACCTTGCATGCCCTGATAGACCCATATACGATAAGATAATTGTTCATCATATCGAACCCATTTCTTATGCGGATATTATGGAACATACAGATCGATTAGTATCACTAGATAATCTGATTTGTGTCTCGAATCGCACACATCAAGCCATTCACTATGGTTCTTATGAGTTGCTAGATGATGAGTATGTTCCAAGGAAGGCTGGCGATACTACACTTTGGTAAGGAGGAAATATGCCGGACTTTAAGAAGGCACGTGTACGTAAGGACATTCGGGTTGTGTATTTACGAAAAGCTCCGGATGATCCTGTTGAAGAGGAAATTACAGTCGGACGAAAGAAGGGCGGAGAAGAGATCGAAGTCAATCCCAAAGAGCAAGTTTATAGCTGGGGTGGACTTAGATTCTGTCGAACCCGTCATCCAGATGGATATGTTCGTCTAGATGCGATTGCTTTGTGAGGTCAAATGGCTACTATTTTAGAGACAACCAAGAAGTTGCTTGGTATTACTAATGATTACACAGTCTTTGACCAAGATATTATCATAGGAATAAATTCAGCATTTCTGACTCTAAATGAATTAAAGGTTGGGCCTGATATTCCATTTCGCATTGAGACAGGCAATGAGGAGTGGACTGAATTTAGTGACAATCCTGGAGTATTAAACGGAGTGATTCAATATATTTGGTTGAAGACTCGACTTGCATTTGATCCACCGACAAGTTCATTTGTTGTGGATGCTATAAAAAATCAGATTTCTGAATTGGAGTTTAGACTTAATGTTCTGTCCGAATGAGAGGAGGTTATATGGCTGATATTGTGTTTGATGATACCATATCTGATGATTATCTTCAGCATCATGGTGTTAAAGGAATGCGGTGGGGCTTTCGCAAGGCGATTGAGCGAATAGGAAGTTCTGTTCGTACTGGACGAAACATGATGGCTAATTTTGCTAAGAGTACGTCCAAACGAATTACCAAGATTCCTAAAGACATCAATCGTAGTCTTACCAAACGTCGTACTCGTAAACAGCGTAAACTGCGGACAAGGACTAAGCAGCTAGAGAAGGTTGCTGCACAGAGAAAAGAAGCTGCTGATTTAAGAACACGTCAAGCTCAAGCTCGGGCTGATATGAGAGCTGCAAAGAATGATATTCGCAAGGCAAGAGAGTCTGATTCTTTGATGGGTCGTTATCGAGCACATAAGAATGAAGTAGCAGCTAGACGTGAGGCACGAGCAGCAGAGCGAGAAGCTCAAAATAAAGCATGGCGAGACGCGCATCCGCATCTCTCTAATTATCTTGATCGCCGTAGAGCACGTAAGGAGACAGAGCGTCAACAGCGTGACGTATATAAGGCTCAGCGCAAAGGGATTTATAAACGCATGCTTCAGGACGCCACGGATTCTCTTATTCGAGATCAGCTTAATTCTAGCTTCCGTTCGGCAGCTAAGTATGGATGGAGTCGAGTTGCTAGTGATGAGAATGCATCTGAAGGCGCTCGACAGTTTGCAGAATTTATGGGTGGCGTTAAGAAGAAGAAAGATAATGTCGAGGATATTCTTGCTAAGAAGGGTGGAGATTACAGTAAGCTTAGTGATGAGGAGATCACAAGGCTTAGGAAACGTAGGCTCGCTCTTAAGAGTATTACGAGGTCTTAATTATGGCTTTGTCTAATACAGCCACACCTAGATATTATGCGGAATTTAGAGATCAAGTCCTTAACGGAGATATTCCAATATGTCAAGAGATTGAGCAAGAGATGAATCGGATCGATTGGCGTATCCGAAATCCTGGAATTTATTACGATCCTATTCCGGTAGAAGGTTGGATCAGTTTTTGTGATAACGAGTTGACACTTACAGATGGAACTGATTTAACTTTACTACCTTCTTTTAAACTTTGGGGCGAACAGCTTTATGGATGGTATTATTTCATAGAACGTGAGGTATTTGTCCCAAATAAGAATGGGTTTGGAGGACACTATGAACGACGCATGGTCAAACGGCGTCTAACGAATAAACAATTTATCATAACCGCTCGTGGTAGTGCTAAAACAATGTATGCCTCAGCGATTCATGCTTATGAATGTTCGGTTTCATCTGAGACTACGACACAGGCAGCAGTTGCTCCGATTATTCGTCAAGCTGAGGAGACGCTGATTCCAATCAAGACGGCATTGGTCCGAGCACGCGGCCCTTTGTTTAAGTTTCTGAGGAGTGGGTCAATCAACAACACGACTGGGTCGATAGTTAATCGAGTCAAAATGACTGCGACTAAGCGAGGAATCGAGAATTTTATAACCAATTCTTTGATAGAGACTAGGCCTATGTCAATTGATAAGCTTCAAGGTTATCGTGGTAAGATCTGTACATTGGACGAATGGCTTTCTTGTGATATTCGTGAGGATGTCATAACGGCCCTTGAGCAAAGTGCATCTAAGACTCCGGATTATATAATTATCGGTATCTCATCTGAGGGAACGATACGTAATTCTATTGGTGATACAATCAAAATGGAATTACAGTCGATTCTTAAAGGCGACTATGTCGATCCCCATACATCAATCTTTTTCTATAAGCTCGATAATGTAACTGAGGTAGCATATCCCGAACTTTGGATCAAGGCATCGCCTAATATAGGGAAGACAGTTTCCTATGATACATATCAGCGTGAGGTTGAGCGTGCAGAGAAGAACCCATCAGTCCGTAATGAGATATTAGCGAAACGATTTGGAATACCTCTAGAAGGTTATACATATTTCTTTCCATACGAGGAAACTAAGGTTCATCGCAAGAGAGATTTTTGGTCTATGCCTTGTGCTATGGGTGCCGACCTATCTCGTGGTGATGACTTTTGTGCATTTACATTTGTCTTTCCTCTTGGGGACGAGACGTTTGGAATTAAGACTCGGTGTTATATTTCTGAGAAGACATTCTCTGAGTTAACCAAGGCATTGCGAGAGAAGTATGAAGAGTTTATTAAAGAGGGTAGCCTTATTGTTATGGATAAGATCGTTCTTAAGATGGATGATGTCTATTCAGACTTAGAGAAACATATCGAGGAGACTCAGTATGATGTTCGAGCCATGGGATATGATCCATATAATGCAAAAGAGTTTGTGGAGAATTGGACTGCGGATCATGGTCCGTTTGGAGTAGAGAAAGTCATTCAAGGGGCTAAGACAGAATCAGTTCCTCTTGGTGAACTTAAGAAACTTTCAGAAGAGCGTAACCTTCTATTTGATGAAAGCCTGATGTCTTTTTGTATGGGAAACTGCATTGCTCTTATTGATACAAACGATAATAAGAAGCTATACAAGAAGCGCAGAGATCAAAAGATAGATGCGGTTGCGGCGATGATGGATGCATATATTGCATGGAAAGCAAATACAGATAACTTTGAGTGAGGTGATGGATGTGTATAATAATTTGGCTCATTTCGGAATTAAGAATATGAAATGGGGAGTGAGGAATTATCAAAATAAAGATGGTTCTAGCACAAAGAAAGAAATTGGACGTCAAGTTCGAGAGAGTCTTGACCATGATGATCTGTGTCATTATGGTATTAAAGGACAAAAGCGCGGTGTTCGACGCTATCAAAATACGGATGGATCTTTAACGCCAGCTGGTAAACAACATTATGGTGTTGGGGTTCTTCAGCTTTTGGGTTCACGAAAAGATCAAGCCCCAGCACAAAGTGGGTCGTCTAAGCCTAACCTTAAGATTGGTTTAGCGGCAGGATCTAAGAAAATAACAGCAACGATGAATTCTACCGGTCGTATGAATTCAGAAGGTCATTTGACTAAATGGCGTGATCGTCGTCGAGCACTATCATATGCAAAAGGAGCTCGTGAGCGGTCTTGGGCACTTAAAGCTTATGATAAGACCGGCAATGCAACTGGAAAAGAGGCTGCTGAGTCTCGAATGAGCATAGCTGGTCGAGATCTCTCTGGTGCAGCCAAGGCTTCTGGCATTGCTCGACTTCAAAATAGAACCGCAATTGCTAAGTATGCTAAGTCTGCTGCCTATGCTGCTGCTGGTGTTGGTGCATCCGTTGCATTAGCAAATCCAGCTCCTCTGGCGCTTGGGGCTGCTAGTATTAAGAATCTTTGGCAAGGGAATAGGGCTCGTAAGAAATCTAATATTGCAAAGGAATTTGCAAAAGAGCATTATAATGACGAATCTGATTATTTACCGGAGAACATCGTAGATATTGAGAATAAATATTATCGGTATCATCCAAATCGTCGTCATGCTAAACATAGTGATTTAGTTCATTTTGGCATTAAGAATATGAAGTGGGGACAAAGGCGATATCAAAATCCAGACGGGTCCTTGACTGCGGAGGGTAAGATACGTTATAGATCTATGACACCAGATGGAAAACTACGTTATGGATCTTTGATGCCGTCCGGAAAAATGCGTCCTAAAGATCCTAGGACCCAGCAGATAAAAGATTATGGAAGTTATCGTGATTATGCAGATCAGCATCACAATCTATCTCGATCTCGGTTAACAAATCCGTACCAGAAAATCGAAGCACTTAAAAATAAACATCATTTTATGAAAAAGGCCAACAAAGCAAGAATAGGTCTTACTGCAGCAGAACAAGCAGCCGGCATGGCTGAAGCCCAACGAAAAAATAAGATTGCAAGTGCGTTCACTGCAGGAATTAGTGGAATCGGTGGAGCTGCAATAACGGCAAGTGGTCTTGCTGGTATTAAAGCAGCAACTGGGGTAGCAGCCGTTAGTGCTTCATCAGCCGCTTTGGCTGGTGGATTACCATTTATTGCTGCTGGTGGATATATGGTTGGTCAGTACATAAGGGCTCGGCGTGCTGAGAAGATGTATCGAAAATATGCAAAAGAGAATTGGAATGACCCAAACGTTGAGCTTCCATGGCCATTAGAATTTTATGGAAAGTACGATAACAAGACACAAAAGAAGGCTTATAAAGATTATAAGAAAGATCCAATTAATCTTGGTCGTCAATATGAGCCAGATAGCATTAATGAACCCAAAATCCCTAAAAAATATTATAAGAAATATTCCAAAAGAAAACGGAACGTTCCTATGAATATTCCGTCGAATAGGCAATGGGAGCAGTTTAATCACCATCGGAATATGTTGATGCAACAAAATATTCTTAACGATACTAATCGAATATCAAACGAAACAACGATGTATAATATGAACATGCTTAATTCGCATATGGGATTTTAAGAAAAATATGTAGAAATCAGGAAGGGAGGTGACAATGGGAGTATTTGATCGGTTAAAGTCAGCGTGGAATATTTTTCAAAATAGAACAGACAATGTTCCAAACTATCATGTTCGGACGGATAGTCTCCGACCGGATAGGTTTGTTCCATCCATAACGAATGCTAGGAGTATAGTTGAGGCAATTTATACTAGGATTGCTAATGATGTTGCTTCTGTCGAGATTGAACATGTTCGAGTAAATGATGATGGTCGTTTTACTGAAGTAATAGATGATAATCTCAATAGGTGCTTCACTATTTCAGCAAACATTGATCAAATAGGTCGAGATTTCAGGCTTGATATTGTGTCTAACCTTCTTGAAACCGGAACAGTTGCTGTGGTTCCGACCCATACAGATATTAATCCTGATAAGGGCTCATATGAGATTCTTGCCATGCGAGTTGGAAAGATTATGGCCTGGCAACCAGATCGGGTAAAGGTTCAACTGTATAACGACCGAACTGGCCGTAAAGAAGAGATGTGGGTATTAAAGAAGCGGACAGTTATTATCGAGAATCCATTCTATCAAGTAATGAATGCGCCTAATTCTACACTTAAACGATTGACTGCTAAACTTGCTCTTCTTGATAATATCGACAATCGCAATGCAGATCCGAAACTCGATCTTATTCTCCAGATGCCGTTTCAGATTGCTTCTGAGGCAAGGCAAAAGAAAGCTGGCGAGCGAATCAATAGGATTAAAGATCAGTTGGAGAATTCTGATTATGGTATCGCATACATTGATGCTACCGAAAAGATAACTCAGTTAAATCGTTCTGTCGAGTCAAATTTGATGCCTCAGATAGAATGGCTTACTAAACAGCTTTATGCCCAGCTTGGTATTTCCGAAGAGGTATTCTCTGGAACTGCCTCTGAGCAGGTTATGTTAAACTATCAAAATAGAGTCTTGGAACCCATTCTTACATCAATTACAAACGAGTTTACTCGTAAACTATTGACCAGAACTGCAATCACTCAGCACCAGCGCGTTGAGTTTTATATGAATCGATTCAAACTGGTTAGTCTTGTTCAGTTGGCTGACTTTGCAGACAAGTTTAGTAGAAACTCCATTATGTCACCAAATGAATTCCGTTCGATTCTTGGTCTTAAAGCCTCTGATGACCAGAAGTCTGATATGCTGTATAACAGAAACATGCAAACAGATGCAGACGTTATGGGCGGGTCTGGAGTTACTGATTCAAATGGTGCTCCAGTATCCGATTGGGATATTAGTGTAGCTGATGTAATGGCAGCGGAATAAGGAAGGAAATAGGATGTATGATTTTGCAGGATATGTAACTAAGAATGATATTAGGTGTGGTGATGGACGAGTAATCAAGCATGGAGCATTCAAGGATTGTATTGGTAAGACGGTGCCTTTGATGTGGCATCATATGCATAATGATCCGAATATGTTGCTCGGAAACGTTCTGCTTGAGGGACGTCCTGATGGTATCTATGGGTATGGAAGTTTTAATAGTGGAAAGAATGCTGAAGCAGCTAAGGTTGGCCTAGCTCATGGTGACTTTGACTCTATGTCTATCTACGCCAATCATTTGGTACAAGAGGGACCCAATGTGATCCATGGTGACATTAAGGAGGTTAGTCTTGTTCTGGCGGGGGCTAACCCTGAGGCCACCATCGAGGAGATTACCTTTGCGCATGCAGATGGATCCCTTGACGTATCTGAGGAGGAGGCCATTATTCATTCGGCAATTAAGCTTGATGAGCTCTCACATGCGGAGCCGACTAATCAGGAGCAACCGGCTTCAAATACCCAACAGGAAACTGTACGAGATGTTTGGAATAGTTTTACTGATGAAGAGAAGGCACTTGTCTTCTTGACACTTGAGCAGCAGGTCGGTCCCGAAGGAGTTGAAGCTGTTTCTTCAGGACTTGGTGGCGGAGACATTGATCTCGACAAGTATGCGGACATGGATGTTGAGGCCGTCTATAATAACTTGGATACTAAGAAAAAGAAAATTGCTGAGTATATTGTAGGAACTGCTGTAGGTGCGGCACAGAATGCTGCTGAGACAAATCAAAATGGAAGTGAGGATGATATGGGTCACAATGCTTTTGAGGACAATGATTTTGTAACTGGTGTGGACGAGGACGATTATGTATTTCTTAATAACGGTGATGTAATTCAACACGATGATATTAATGAGTGCCTTGCCAATGCCTCTAGTTATGGTACGTTGAGTAATGCATTCTTGCAGCACAGCATTAGTAACCTTGAGGTTATTATGCCTGATTATAAGACCGATGGTGATCCCAACATGATCAACCGTCCGGTTGAGTGGGTTGCGGATGTTCTTGGTAATGTTCATAATGTGCCTTTTGCGAAGGTCAAGTCCATCACCTTTGATATTACTGCGGATGAGGCTAGGGCTAAGGGTTATGTCAAGGGAACCCAGAAGCAGGAAGAGATAATTGCTGCGCTTAGTAGGAAGGTATCTCCTCAGACGATCTATAAGAAGCAGGCAATGGACCGTGATGATCTTATTGATATTACTGACTTTGATGTAGTTGCCCTGCTTCGTTCCGAGATGACCATGATGCTTGATGAGGAAAAGGCTCGTGCAATTCTCGTTGGTGATGGTCGTGCCAAGTCTGCTCCGGATAAGATCCACGAAGAGAATGTCATGCCTGTAATTTATAAAGCGGCAGATACCAACGACCCGTATTGCATCTGGGGTCTTATCGGTGGTTATGAGACCACGACTGATGTTAATGAGAAGTCCAATCTTCTTGTCGATTCGGCCGTTAAGTTCCGCAAGGATTATCGTGGTTCAGGAACTCCTGTGTTCTATGGTTGCAATGATGTCATTACGCAGATGATGCTTGCACGTGATAAGATTGGGCATAGGCTTTACAAGTCTGATTCTGAGCTTGCTTCTGCAATGCGAGTTAGTCGTATTGTTGAGGTTCCTGTCATGGAGGGTATCCAGATCGAGGGAGCATCTCCGTCAGACAAGTTCGATCTTCTTGGTATTATCGTCAATCTTTCGGATTATGGCGTCGGTCGCGACCGTGGTGGTGAGAATACCTTCTTCAGTGACTTTGACATCGATTACAACAAGGAGAAGTACCTCCTGGAGACTCGTATGTCTGGTATGCTGAGGAAGCCTTACTCGGCGATCGCTCTGGCCTGTAAGCACGTTTAAATCAAAATAGAAGTTGAGGTGAAGAATGAAGTTCTATGGTCCTATTGGATTTTCAGCACAAATCGAGGTAGAGCCCGGTGTCTGGCAAGACAAGATAGTTGCTCGCATGTATTTTGGTGACGTCAAAAAGAATCATCGTTCTTTCACCTCAACTTCCGAAATGAACGATAAGATTCGAATTAGCAGTACTTTGATTAGTGTCGTGTCTGACGGATATTTGGACAAGCATATCGGTGAAATGCGATATGTCGAGTATCTTGGAGTTAGATGGAAGATACAATCCGTCGAGGTTAATTATCCAAGAGTCGAATTAATTTTGGGGGAGGTATGGAATGGACAATAGATTAGAGTTTCACAATAAGCTTTGCGACTTATTGGGATCTAAGAACTGTTACTTCCAACCTCCCTCAGATATTTTGCTGAAGTATCCTTGTATTGTGTATCATGAAAAAGATGTCATTTCGACTAGAGCAGATGACCTAATTTATCTGATGCAGTATCAGTTTTCTGTTACTTGGATTACTAAGACTGCCGATATAGATATTCCAGTAAAAGTTTTAAAGGCATTTTCATCATGTAAACTTGATCAGATATTTGCTTCTGAGAATCTTATGCATTATGTATTCACAATAAATATTCCAGTTAAGGAGTAAGTATGGCTATTTTGCAATGGGATGCAACTGGTGAGCGTAAGTATGAGCTTGGTATTGACCATGGTATATTGTTCGTATTTGACAACGGTGCCTATAAGGATGGCGTTGTATTTAATGGCTTGACGTCCGTTCAGGAGTCTCCTGATGGTGCAGAGGCCAATGACATCTGGGCTGATAACATGAAGTATGGTTCAATCCGCTCTGCTGAGAATTTCAAGGGGACGATTGAAGCATATATGTATCCGCCTGAGTTTGCGGAGTGCGATGGTAGCATTACGCTAGTCAAGGGCGTAACGGTAACTCAGCAGACTCGTAAGCATTTCGGTCTGGCATATCGTAGTAATATCGGTTCTGATACGACTGACTGGACTGAGGACTACAGGATCCATCTTGTCTATGGTGCAACGGCCGCTCCTTCTGAGCGTAATCATGAGACTGTGAACGATTCGCCAGAGGCCGGTCAGCTTAGTTGGGAGTTTGATACCGTACCCGTTCCGGTGCCTGGGTATCGCAATACGGCTCATATTTATGTCACTAAGTCTGAGTGTGACCCGACCAAGTTTAAGGCATTTGAGGATTACCTTATTGGAACGGCTACTACTGAGTCTAAGCTCCCTCTGCCCGAGAAGCTGAAGGAACTCTTTACCTAAAATAAATCAAAATAGAAAGGAAACTACTATGTTTCGTTATGTCGATGTCTATAAGGACTTTAATGGTACTAAGCGCAAGGAGACTGTCTACTTCGATCTGAATCAGTCTGAGATTATTGGTCTTGAGATTGATTCTGAGAAGGGTCTGTCTGAGTATTTGCAGGAGATTTCAGATGCCAAGAATACCAAGGAGATGATGCGGTTCTTCACGAACATTCTTTATAAGGCATATGGCGAGAAGTCTGCTGATGGTCGTCGGTTTATAAAGTCAAAAGAGCTATCCGACGCGTTTACTCAGACTGTTATCTATCAAGATATTTATACCGAGCTTCTCACTAACGCTGAGTTTGCTGCTAAGTTTATTAATGCAATCATGCCAGACATGGGTGCTTTGGCAGATAAGATTAATAAGAACGCAGATAAGAACAAGAAGATGATAGAGAAGATTCAGTCTGACAAGATGCTTGTCTAGTCTAGGCATATGTTATCGATAGATATTCCAGAGATTGAGATCTATGATCGAGAGAAACAGGAATTTCAAACAATAAAGCCACAGCATCTGGTGTTAGAGCATTCATTGATATCTGTATCGAAGTGGGAAGCTAAATGGAAAAAGCCGTTCTTATCAAGTACAGATAAGACGGTTGAAATGATGTATGACTATATTCGGTATATGACGGTGAATAAGAATGTAGATGATCGAATTTATACTTATTTGCCGCTTGATATCTCACAAAAGATTAGCGAATATATTGAAGATCCCATGACTGCCACCACGTTTTCATCGGATAGAAAGACGCCACCACATGTTCCGGCTAAGTATCAGAAGACAAAGATTGTTACGTCTGAAGAGATTTACTATCAGATGTTCAGTTTGCAGATTCCTATTGAATGCGAAAAATGGCATCTCAATCGTCTGTTAACGCTTCTTCGAATATTTAATGTTAAGAACAATCCAAAGAAGATGACTAAAGCCGAGATAATGCGTCAGAACACAGCCATCAATAAAGCTCGACGAGCTAAGTATCATTCGCGAGGTTAGTAGAGAGGAGGTCGTCTATGCCTATTTCAATTCGACACAAAGGCGATTTTGAGAAGACTACAAATTTCCTTATAAAGATGTCAAAACGACAATTCTTAAAGAGACTTGATGAGTATGGACAGATGGGCGTTAATGCTCTAAAAGCAGCCACTCCAGTTCGTACAGGCAAGACGGCCTCCTCATGGGCTTATGAGATTCGTCAAAATGGAAGTGACATCTCTTTAGTTTGGACTAATAGCAATGAATCTAGAGGGGTGCCAATAGTCTTTTATATTCAGTATGGTCATGGAACAAAAAGTGGTCGGTATGTTCAAGGGTATGATTTCATAAATCCGGCTATAAAACCAATATTTGATCAAATCAAGAAAGATATTTGGGGGGAGGTAACCAGCGCATGAGTGCATCTCAGAATACAAAGGCGGTTGATGAACGAATTGTCGAAATGAAGTTTGACAATGCTCAATTTGAGCAAGGAGTCAGACAGACGACTGAGTCACTTAATCGGTTTAAGAAAGCAATTAATACAGATGGTGCTGAGAAGGCTTTCGACGGTATTGAGAAAGCTGCCAATAAGGTACGGTTGTCTGGTCTTAATGATGCAGTTGAGGAATCTGGTCGTCATTTCTCAGCATTGCAAGTAGTCGCGATTAGTGCATTGGCCACCATCGCGTCCAGGGCAACACAAGTCGGCATGCAGATGGTTAAAGCCCTTAGTCTCAATCCAATACTCGATGGTTTCCGTGAGTATGAGACTGAGATGAACTCTATCAAGACAATCCATGCTAATCTCCCCGATACATCTTTTCAGCAAATTAAAGATACTCTTCAAGAGCTCAATGAATATGCCGACTTGACAATTTATTCATTTGGTGATATGACTAGGGCCATTGGTTACTTTACCGCAGCAGGTGTTAAAGTCGATGCCGCAGCCAGGGCGATTAAGGGTCTGTCGAATATCGCAGCTGGTGCGGGTGCAAATAATCAGGCCCTTGCTCGTGCGGAGTATCAAGTCTCGCAGGCACTTCAAGGTGGAGTTATTCACCTTATGGACTGGAATTCCCTTATGCAGGCAGGCATGGCTAGCCCTGAGTTCCAGCAAAGATTGATTGAAAATGGCCGAGCAATGGGTAAGAATGTTGACCAATTCATTGCTGCAAATGGATCTTTTAGAGAATCCCTTAAAGAGGATTGGCTTACGACTGATGTGTTCCTTAAGACGATGGATCAGGCGGCAGATGCTACAACCGAATGGGGAAAGCGTCTAACCGATGCCGCAACCGTTGTTAATACTTTTACTCAGCTAACTGGTACTATCGCAGAGGCAATCGGAACCGGCTGGGGCGAGACGATGAAGCTCATCCTCGGTGATGCTGAGGAATCAACAAAGCTCTTTACAAGTATCTACAACGCCATTGATCCATTGATATCTGCTTACACAAAGTTTAGGAATGATCAAGTTCGAACCTGGGCTGAGATGGGTGGGCGCCAGGCCATCATAGACGGTATTTCTCATTCATTTGAGGTGCTTAAGAACCTTCTGTCTCCTGTTGGTGACTTGATGAAACGGATATTTGGCAAATCCGGAGAGGTTATGGCCAATCTCTCGAAGAAGTTTGCCGAGTTTGCTGCTAAGTTCGAAGAGAAGACAAGACCTATTCGTGAGTTCTTTAGGCCTATGGTCGAAGGCGCTGAGAAGGCAGAGAATGCCATTCATGAAGTTAAGGACTCTATTGAGGAAGTCACCGAGCTTGCCGAGTCTGTAATTAATGGCGACTGGGGCAATGGCCAAGAGCGAATTGATCGTTTACGGGAAGCCGGACATTCATTTGAATTAGTTCAAAATAGGGTAAATGAGCTTCTTGGTTGTGAGTATCGCTATGAAGTAGAGCAAGATGAGGTTAATGACAGTATAGCCGAGGGTTCTGAGAATCTTAATGAGATGTCTTCAGAGCTTGATGAGTCCGCTAGGAAACAGAAAGCAGCCACAACAGCATTTGATAATTACAATAATGCTCTGGCTGGTTTCCGTAGTGGCCTCGAACTTGGACGTAAAGCTCTTGATATTTTCTTCTATACGGCAAAACGTGTTTGGGATGTGGTAAGCCGTATTGGGATATCGCTGGGTAAGATCGGTCTTGCTATTGCCGGTGGTCTTGGTCGAATTGTCACGGCTATTAACTCTGTCGTCGAACGGCTTGGTTTGGTTGACAAGGCTAAGGATAAGATTGGTGGGGCTTTTGATAGGCTATCAGATCCTCTTGATAAATTTGATCGATTTGCAGATGTTATAGTCGATAAGATCGGTCTTGCAGTTGACTTCATTGTCGATAAGATCGAAAATATTGAGGATACTCTTGCTGATTTGAACAGTAAGTACGGTCCTACAGTTCTTAAGGTCTATGGAAAGACTACCAAGTTTATAGGCGACCGAGTAAAAGATCTTCTTAACATCATTTCTCAACTTGGGCCTAAGATCGTTCCGCTTCTGGACATAGTCAAATCTGGCCTTGGGCGAGTCGTTGATTTGATGGGTGATGCAGCTAGTAAAGTTGACTTTAGCCGAGCCATTTCGTTTATTACTAGCTTTGCCGAGGCTGTTAGTCGGTTGGTAACTCTGGGGTTAGATAGACTTCATGAACGTATGTCTGGTCTTCCGAGTCCAATTAATGCTTTGTCAAATGCATTTGGAGCTTTGAAGGATAAGGCGAGTGGATTAGCATCTGGCCTTATGAATTTGTTTGGTTCTATTAAGGTGGCCGACACATTCAAAGAAGCGACTGGACACATAAAAGAGTTCGTATCGACTCTAAGGCCGCTTGAAGGTATTAAGAGTGTTTTCAGCAAGCTTGGACCGCAACCAGCATTGGGTGCTGAGGTAAATACTTCTGGAGTTACTGATCAAATAGATGACAGCATCAAAGCCAATAAGGGTGGACAACGTCGATCGTTCAAAGAATTTATAGAAAAGCTTGGTGTACGGAACTTTATTCAAGATATTCAGAAAGCATTTGACAAGGCATCTCTTGGCGGAATTGCTACTTCTGTATCGAGCTTCTGCGGACGTATCGGTCAGACCTTTGCAGCCGGAATTAAAGTCGGTTCCATAGATATTTCTCGTCCATTTGTTACTTTGAAGACCATTATCGGTAACGGCATTCATGCTATTGGCGAGAAGATTTCAAGTGCATTCGATAAGGTCAAAATAGAATCTTTGACTAAGGGCGCTGAGGGATTCGGCCATAGAGTCGGAGAGATGTTCGGTAAGATTCCCCAACTTGTCATGGCTCCATTAGATAATCTTAAGAAAGCTTTTGATATTATCAAGCAAACCATTGACAGTTTCTTCAAGGGCTTTACAGATGGCATGGCTGCTGTTGGATCTGGGCTTGCAGATGGCGCTAGTTCGATATTTGATTTAATTAAAAGAGTCTTACATATCCTAGAGCTATTCTTGACTAACCCCTCCATGGGGATCGCCGCCGTTCTTTTTATGATATATAAGAATATAACGGTAATAACCCTATATCAAAGAGTCATCCTTGTTGCTGTCGCTAGACTTGGTACTGCGTTAAAGCGTATTGGTAGTGGTATTAATAATATTGGTAAGGGTGTCAAATGGGGTGGATTGGCTGCATTTGTCCTTTCATTCTCACATGCCATTAAGCTCCTCGTCGAATGTATTGATATTCTTCAGACCATATCGCCGAACAACATTGCCAAAGGCATTATAACCATTGCCCTTCTTGGAGTATTGTTGGGCGCAGCTGCTTTGATAATTGGTAAGTTTACCGATTTAAGAAACACCATGGCAGAGCTTAAGAAGGGTGACGATCCTCTTACTCAGTTCGTTAACCTTCTTCTCAGTATTAGAGCAACTCTTGGTAATCTCGGTAAGGCAGCCATGTATACTGGTATGGGTGTTATGCTTGCAGGTCTTGCTGTAGGTATCTTCATTCTTATTAAGGCTATGGAAGCGCTGGAATCGAAAGACATTACTTCAATTCTTGAAGGGGCTGGTAAGCTCTTACCTTTGTTCGCTTTGTTAGTCGGGGCGTTAACAATTCTATCAACTCAAGGCCCGAATCTTCAAAAGGTTGCAGTTTCAATAATATTAATGTCCGTATCGATTATATTGTTAGCAAGCGCTGTAAAGCAATGGAGCGCCATTCTACAAGATGGAAATATGAAAGATGGCATTACCGCGGTTACAGTACTTCTCTTCGGTTTGATCGCGGTTATTATTGTCTTGGCTGCTGTTGGTGGCCTAACGCAAGGCGGTGGTTCGGGAGCTTTGAAATCCGCAGCTGCTATCCTGGTGCTAGTAATAGCAATAAAGATGATAGTTGGTGCTGTCTCGTCTATGGCTGATTTGGTTAAGGAGAAGGGCGCAGATGTTGAGCAAGCAATGGTGGCTATAAGGACACTTTTGGTTTCTCTAACTCTTTGTCTTATACGTCTCATTCTTATTTCTAAGATTGGTGGAGAGGGTAAAGGTAGTGCCCTTGCTTCAGCCCTAGGTCTTACGGCGGTCATGTGGGCTATGAGTCAGCTTCTCCAACAAATATCTACCATGCCAGATCCAAATGGAGCTCTTGCTGTTGTACAGCCAATGGTTATTCTTATAGGTGTTGTCGGCGTCGCGATATTGCTCATAAATAAGTTCTGTGACCCAACAACCGTTTGGTCTGCGGCAATAGCAATAGGCGGTGTTATGTTATGCATGGCTTATGTTCTTCAAATGCTAAGCATGCTCGATGGTAAGAATTTAAGTGGATATAAGGAAATCATCGACCATATGATATTGGCTCTGCTTGCTATATTTGGTGTGATAGCTCTACTTATTGTCATTATGGACGCTGTACCCATCTCTATGGCTGCCGTTGCATTGATAATTGAGTTGTTCTTATCGGCCGCAGTTATGTTTGTAGCAGTTGGATATTGCGCCAAGATGATCGGCGAAAGTATCGATAAGATCGCTGAGGGTATGGATAAGCTCACAGACGTTCTTGCTAAGATGCAAACTCTTGATGATGCTGCTCCTGGGAAGCTTCTTGATATTCTTGGACATCTTGCGGGTGGAATCCTTGCTGTTGGACTATCAAATCTGTTTGGTGGCGCTGAGGCAATGGAGAAACTTGCTCCACCGATTGGATATTTGAGCTTCTCACTTGATAAGTGGGCTGCGGTTGACCCATCTGTTGGTGGTAAGATCCGAGACGTTCTTGCAGGCATAGGGGACGGCATCGGTCACCTTAATCTTGGTGGATGGGGTGCTGATGCTCTAGCCAAATGCGCAGAAGGTATTGGATATTTAGGCGAGCATATCCGAGCTTGGGAAAGTGTTAATCCAGACCTTGGTAAGAATATTGCTTGGACTTTAGAGAACGCTGCATCTGGTATTAAATCCCTGAATGGTTCTGTTAACGGCGCCGAGTCTATCAATGTTGCTGCCGGTGCTATCTCATATCTTGGCGAGCACATCCGAGCCTGGGAGAGTGTTAACCCGGATCTTGGTAAGAGTATTTCAGAAACTTTAAAGAACATAGCTGGAAGTCTTAACGCATTTGATGGTACGGCAGAAAGCGCCACTCAAATCGGATATGCTGCCTCTAATCTTGATAAATTGTCATCATCAATAGAAAGATATTCTGAGGTGGCGCCCAATCTAGATGGAGTTAAAGAATCCCAAGATGGCTTTACAAACTCTTTAGCTAACTTTAACGTGACATCACCATTAACTGAAGAGCAGCTAGAAGAACTTGCCCAAACAACTGGTATATCTTCTGAGGAAATGCGTGAACAACTCGAAGCGACTGGTGTTAAATTCTCTGACGATCTTCCTGAGAACATTGAAGAGGGTGTAGAAGAGGGTCATGAGAATTTAGAGGGAAAAATTCCCGACTATCAGGGGTCCCTTGAGAAATACAAGCAGAGTGTGGAAGATGCTGCAAATAGGATGAAGGAGGAGGGCTCAAAGGGCGGTAATGGGGCTGGTGAAAACCTTATTAAAGGTATCCAAAACCAGTATCCAGGCGCTAAGACAGCCGCTCAAGGTCTTGGAGATAAGGCTACAGAGGGTATTCAGGAGTCTACAAAGCATACTGACAACCTCGGTAAGATGTTTACTGACGGTTTTCTTGGTGGAATTCTTGGTGGACAGAATGATGTCATTAAAGCCATAATGGGCTTCGGTGGAAATGTTATTGATGCTCTTGCTCATGTTTTGGGAATCAGATCTCCTTCTAGGGAAGCCAGCTATCTTGGCGTCATGTGGAATCAGGGTTTTAAGCAAGGCATCCTAAAGAGTTCTGGTGATGTAACATCATCGATAGAAGCGGTAGGGCTTGGAGTAATTCAACAAGTTTCGAAGATGAACAAGTCTAACGAGTTTACTCCAAAGGTGTCGCCTGTAGTTGATTGGTCAAACTATCAAAATGGAAGTAAACAGATCCAATCCACGCTTAACGGGATTAGCGGAAACACCAACATTAGCCAATCCATAGCCTATTCACGTGACCAAAATCTTCTGAAGGAGCTTGTAGAGGTTAAGAAGGATCTAAAGAAGTACAATGATAATTTGGCTAATCTAAGGCCTAATGTTATTATTGATGGCGATGTCCGTTCAGGCGTTACGCAACAGTTTGTCGATCAAAGAATAACAGATTGGGCAAATGACATGGTCCAAGGAGGAAGGAGTTATTGATATCATGGCAACACTCATTGAATCGACCAATGGCGATACTTTTGGTCTTGCTAAAGCAGCGCATGCAGGAGAGCCTAGGGGAAATGAAATGTTTCTCTCTATGGGTGGCTTGCGTAAAGACTGTTATATTCATACCGCTGAGTTTTATCTTGGCAAACCTGTAAAGAGCGGAAAGATACTGGGATGTTGTGGTGGAGGGATTTGCTTCTGGGCATCCCTTCATGACGGCATGGTTCTTCCGTTCAAGTATCGTACAGAAATTGCCGATAGTGGTAAAGGATCGATCAATGAGCTTGGTGGCTTTGGTATGATGCCTATCGACCACTTTGACTATACAATTAAGTACCATAACTATGAGCCGTTTGTCCTTTATGCCAAAGACGGAAATAACTATTATGTGTTCGACGTTACTGGCAAGGGGCTTACGGCTCATAGTATTAGTATTAGTTCCCCTGAGGATTTAAGGACATATGCTGGGGAGTGTATTCTATTGGCTGATTGGCTAAGACGACCCCAACCGGACATTATATTCCGTCCGGGTGCCTTGTATGAACTTCGAACCAAGCATGATCCAGATTTCTTGATTAACTATGGTGCTGCCCTACAACCCGATCAAATACATGCGTATGTCCGTCCGGGCTCAAATGACAATAAGAATAAATGGTATGTCGAAGTCTCGGATGATGATACCTTTGACTTAATTAATTACAATTCAGGTCAGATGATTGACGTCAATGAAAAGAGAACTTATGTCCCACTACCTAAGGAAGGGGTTCAAGTTGGAGATCCCAATGTAATTCTTTGGTATGTCCCTCATGATTGTTTCCAGATGTTTCCGAAGCGGAAAGAAGGCTTTAATGAAGCTCGCATGTTCCAGAAGCCACATGATACGCCAGAGCATGGAACCATATCTAAGAGCATTCGGCAACTTGAGGGAATTGTCTATCAAACCGAGCTCATCTGTGCCCATGAGTATGCTACGACAAACCGCGAGGTAGATTCTCATTACAAACTTCGGTGTTGTGCTCAATTTAATCAAAATGGGGAAGATACGAACCTTCGTTATGCAGGAAATCCGGGTACAAACTGCTTTGGGTTCTCAAGGACATATCCGTATAACAAATGGATACCCAAACCGTCAATTCTGGGATTTATTAATGACGATGGGGAGGAAGTCCCATTCGCTGCCTTGTCTGGTGAGGAACATATAGAGTTTAACATTCCTCTCTTTGCTAATTATGGGGTTCAGTGCAGATATTTCGAGCTTCAGAACGGTCTTAATGAACGTCATGGCATGTGGTGTGCTTTATCTATGTGTGTTATCGGTGGGCATGTATGCTCTTTGGAGAAAATCAAAGATATTACAGACGCTCATAACATCATGCTTTATTTCAGGTTTGTGGGCGAGTTTGGAACTGGTCCGTGCAGTCTTCTTGAATTTAGTTGGTGGCCTTACAGGCAAACCTATACCTCAGGGAAAGATGGGGTCTTTACGTATAATGCTAAGACTCGTACATTCCGTATGAAGTATAGATTCTCCATGTCCTTTGTGTCATTCGGAAGCCGGCTAAATCTAAAGAAGCTTGATGGACATAAGGTCACTCCTAGGTTTACCAATATGGCAGCTGGCGATGGGGATCTTATTGGATATTTCAATATTCCTATCTCTAAGATGCCTGTGCTTCCTGCTGATAAGGCAACTGGTCTACTCGAGGTTTACTCCGAATCAGTTCAAGTCCAGCCAACTCTAGTCCAAGGAGTTCTGAGGGGTGACTTGAATATTAAGAAGGCTTCGTATGGTGGAAATGGTGCTCTTGACTTAGGCTTTAAGTATGATCGAGACACTCAGTCAGTTGTGTTGACTCTTCCAAATAATGGAATGTATGTTGGCGGGTTAGTTATTCCCACAACTCCTGGAGGAACTAGACTACGACCGATTCCGTTTATGTCCAATAAGTCAGAAATCATAATGCCCTTACCGTATCGGTATGACGCTAAGAATATTCAATTCCAACTTGTGTTTGAACCGACAGGGGCTACGAAACCCCGCCACTATACATTTTATGCAGACCCGACTTGGGTTGAGAAGCTCGAACCACAGGCGATTTGGTTTATCGATGGGTATCAAGGGGCTTTGACAATGCGTTGCAATGTCGATTCGCCATACACAACAAATCGATCACTATCATCAACAGTTACTAAGAAGAACTTTATGAATGATAGTACCGCTGCTGTTTACTATGAAGAGTCTATCGACGATAACATCAAAATAGAAGGTATGGTCCCCGATGCACAAGCGCTTTCGTTTAGAAATGCTTTGTTGCAGAAGAAGGCTTTCTTCAGAGCTCCAAACGGATTTTACGGATATGTCGGGATTACGAGTGTTGATCTAGTCAGCAAGCCTGGTTATGGATACATGAATGAGACTAAGGACTTTGATATGTATACGACTGTGAATATCTCCATGGTTCGTATTGCTGATTATGGCGGGACGTGGATTCTATGATTGATATTAATTATGACGATCGTGGTGCTAATCATGTCCTTAGATTCTTTAGGGTCGATCCGCGTGACGCGTTTACTGGTGGAGCCCCGGCAGGGGAATTGATATTAACGTCAGAAGACCTAGCTCGTTGCAGCATAACTTGGAGTCATACGGATTCGACACGAGTATCCAGCACGATTGAATACACAGATGCTTCTGGTGGAGATATGTGGGACTTCATTCGCATAGTCGATACTATTCCAGATCGACAATATTGGACCGTTCTTGGCACGTTTATTCCCATGACGATCAAATATTCCGATTCAAATCATAATTATAGGCTGGATGGACAGAGTGTCTTATATGCTTTAAAGACTCAAATAGGGAGAGAGAATTGGCTTGTATACAAATGGGCTTCTAAGAAAGACACTCTGCATAAGCTTTTGAAATTCTGTGAGAGGGCTCATGTGATTTTATCTGATACGGGAAGTATGTATCGAAATCCTGTAGTCATGGAATATGGAGAAGATTATCTTCATCGAGTCATGTCGGTTGGTTGGTCTGGAAATTATCGCTTAGATGTAACACCACTCGGAGTTATTACTGCTGATGAGTATCGAACACCATATAGTAAAAACAGTGAGTTTTCTATAGACTTTACTACTGATGAACGACTTATCAGTGGCGGAAATGATATGGATTATGATCTCATCGGCACTCCGAATGATGCCATTGTGTCTGCACAAGGAGATAAAGAATATAAGAAACAAACTCAGACCAAAATTATGGGTGAAACTCCCGAGGATATATATGAGAATAAAGAAAACACAACTTCTGCACAATATGATGTTGTGGGGTGGTATGAGAATACTCCAAATATAGAGCAGCGCGGATATATTGTATCTGATTATCAAGAAACAAACTCTTTGGATGACGTTAGTCATATAAACGTATTCCGGGCTGCTCGAAGTCGTCTGAAGCAACTCACTGGGAATAACGTTCGGTCATGGACCAAGGAGTTCACATATTTTCCGGTTGAGTGCGGGGCTGTGGGAACGATTTATACAAAAGATGTCATTACAGACACATATAGAACATTCCGAGTTATTATTACTAAAGTTGTTTTGAATCTTTCGCCTATGACTCAGACAATTACGTTTTCAGAAATAACTCCGACAACAACATTCACTGATGAAGGGAGTTGATATTTGGTGAATAATCCAAATTATATGGTTCGAAATTTGGCTGGGAAGAATAGTACTGATCGAGACGATCGACCTTCCTATACGTCAATGATATATGGGTTGGCTCTCAATGGTTCAAGTGAGGGATTTGTAGAAGTTAAGTTGCTTGGAGACGGTAAGAATGAGACTAGTGACTTTTTATATTTGAAACCCAATAAGGATGTAGGAATCGAGGAACGTGGGATATTTCTTCCAACAACAGTAAGTGTTACACAAGGCGATTTAGTAGTCATCACCACAACCGGTCAAACCGAACGAAAGATGATAGTTACTGGCGTTGCTGGTGGAGGAGATGTCACTACTGATAGAATACAAAACATTGGTGATGATGTTTCTGGTATCAAAGCTTCTGTTAAATCTACAGAAGAAAGTGTATCTAATTTTCAAGAATATTTGGGTGATCCCATTCTTGATGGAACTAATTTACTAAAAAATACTTCATTTAATTCTTTAAATAATTGGACTATAAAACACACAAATCCGGCACCTGTAGTTAACCTAACAAATGAATATACAAATGGATCTTATAAAAGTATTAAAATGATTTTTAATAAAGCCAAATATTTATCTAGCATAACTCAGACCTATGAATTTTCGGATCCTATGTTTGATCCTTCGAGCGATAATTGGATGGTTGGGAGTGTCTATTGGTATATCCCGGTTAAAGATAAGTTTAGTTTGGAATTTTCTCGTAATATAAACATTAGTACTTCATTGATATTTGCAGCCAATGATAATAAGATTATTTTCGAGTCTAAAGATTTTATTGGTATGAATGATCGATATAATAATACTAGCTATCGTCGATGGGGGCGCTATCGATCTATAATTTTTCTTGATTATTTTAAAGCGTTTAAGGATTCTTGGCCATTATATAAATACAAAGATCCACAACTAACATTTAAGATTTCAATTGATACGGATCGAAGTACAGCTCAAGATACAGAAGCAGTTACTTACATCAACCGTCCGAAACTCGAATGGGGTGGACTTCCAACACCATGGACACCTTAGTAATCATTAGGAGGTGATTATGCCTGATGATATTTCAAAAGAACCATTCATTGCCATACTCGTCGGGGTTCTATCAACAATAGTAGCTAGCTCTGTGGGCAGTATTCTTACAGAGATCTCAAACTCTCCAGACAAGACGGATGATATTATCATTTGGACTCTGTCTATAGGAATTACTGTCCTTGGAGCTAGTTTATATTTGTTCAGGCGGCATTCAAAACTCAAGAAGATGTCCTTAGAGAAACAGAATATACAGCTCAAGCAATGGGTTAGATATTTAAAGTCTCTCTATGATGATAACAAGCGAACCATAAGTAATGTTGCCGATTTGACTTTATTTGTTACCAAATCGGATCTTCTTGAGAAAGCCATCCAGTATTCAGAGCGTTCTGAGGAAAGATATCCTAATGGTTGGCTTACCTTAAATGAATACAATGAATGGCAAAAAGAATATGCCGAGTATCGCAAGCTAATTCGAAGTAAAGAATATGATCAACGAGATTACCTTAAGATCTTGAAGAACATGATAGACAATCTATCAATTCGACAGTTAGGAGAAGACTAATGGACGAGAAGATTTACCCTATTCCTGAAAACCTCTATAAGATATTGAAGTGGCTTTCAATCACGGTTTTACCGGTCCTTGCTGTATTTGTAGGGACTGTTGGTGAGGCTTGGGGTTTGCCGTATGTACAGCAAATCATGGTAACTATTAACGCAATCGGAGCTCTTATTGCTGGTTGTATCATGTACAGTCAGAACTCAGCATCAACCGTTACGATCGGGAATTCTAAAGGAGAGCATGATGGAGATTAGTACGGTAAAAGATATTGACACTGATGAGAGTCTTTACAAGGAAATGCTTAATGATCAGGACAAGGTCGATCCGGCTGATGTCCAACTAGTAAAGGAGCAACTCAATGGCTAATGCAGAAGACGTCCTTAACGTAGCTCGACGAGAACTTGGATATTCTCGATGGGATGATGATCTCCCAGGAACTAAATATGGTCGATGGTATGCTGTAGATCACGGCGAGTATTACGGTCATTCTGGTGTGGCATTCTGTGCTATGTTCGTATCATGGGTCCTCAACCAAGCAGCGGTATCGTGTGTTGGTATCCCAGGTGCATATTGTCCTTATATCGTTAGGGATTTGCGTAGGGCTGGTGCTGCTCTCGGGGCTCGTGATGGTAGGCCCGGAGATATCGTCCTCTTTGACTGGAATCATGACGGTGTGGCAGACCATATCGGCTTTGTAGAAGTTAATCATGGTTCATACTACACCACTATTGAGGGTAATACTCTTAACGGTCGTGTGGCGCGAAGAAACAGGTCATTTGGTGATGTCGTGTGTTGCGGACGACCAAATTACTCCGGAGGAAGCATTGATATTCCGGACGATGGATCTCTGTCTGTAGATGGTTGGGCTGGACCTAATACTGTTCGCAAATGGCAGGAAGTTCTTGGGACTGAGACTGATGGTGTGATATCTGGACAGGGTATTGATGATCGTCCGTATCACGTCCGGCTTGTTAGTGTGAGCTATGAGGGAGACGGTGATTCTCAGCTTGCTAAGAAGGTTCAGGAGATCGTTGGGGTTGACGTGGATGGATATATTGGACCAAACACCATAAGTGCTATCCAGAGTAGGCTAGGCACTGACACGGATGGATATTTTGGACCTAATACGGCTAGAAGTCTGCAAGAACGTCTGAATACTGGATCTTTCTAAGGAGCTTATATGCCAGATCCACAGAAACCTAAGATCACTCTACCTGAATATAATCCAGAACCAACTAAGGACGATTGGAAGTGGGTATTTGATCGGCTCATTGAGGAGTATCAAAAAGAGTATATTGACGGTACTGAGGCTAAGATAAAGAAGGCAAAAGAGAATAAGGCTATAAATGAGAAAAACGCTCAGGTTGATCAATTAATTGATGGAATTTATAAACTGAAATCAACTCTTGGTAATCGGTTTGAGCGATATCGCGAACCCGTCGAATGGCTCGAACGAGAGGTAAAGATTGATAATCCAGATTGGCCATTTGCACCTCTTAATGATTCTGTTGATACCTTACAGAGTGATCTAGATAATAAGTATAAGCCTGCGCTTGAAAAGCTCAAAGCGATTGCTGCCGATTGTCCATTCGAGTAAGGAGGTCTTATGCCATTAGATAACTCGTTGATTACATCCTATATTGATGAAAAGATTAATGATATCCCTAAACTACAAGAAGATACTGAGAAACACATAAAGTATCTTGCTAGTAAAAATAAGATTTGTTATGAGCAGCTTAGCCGATATAATGCCTGTTCTGCCGCACTTATAGTAATTAAAGACAATAAGAATATTCCAGATGAAATCAAAGACCGTCTATGCGGTATTCTTAATAGCATAAAATCCGATTTGAATTATGATACTGCTATTGGTCGCCAAAAAAACTATATTGATCTACTGCGTCTTGTAAATAAAAGAAAGCAGTGGTACATCACACTAACCAATTGGCTGACTGCATTACAAGATGCTATCGCTTAATAGATATTAAGAAAGGAGTGTTATGTACGCCTATTCAGAAGATCAAACAAGTCTTTATAGTTCCATTCTGTGTGATATTGCTCGACATGTAGATATTGGGGATCCTAAGAAGGTAGAAGAGGCTATGAATTACCTCACTCAATTTAGGATTAAGACTGATTACAATGATGTTGGAGTGCTAACTATTCAGGGTGTCTCTGTATTTGATACAGTCAAGCATGGACCAAGGTTGACTTTGTGTAATCATCCGACTTAGATATTCTGAAAGCTTTCTTAAAGAGACGTCATGTAAAATTTACACGGCGTCTCTGTTTTTGCATTCGCACGAAAAGCATATTCCTTAATAGGAGAGAACATGGGGGTTCTCTATATTCAGGAAGGAGCTATCATGGCTCTGTTCAGGAAGAAAGTTATGCTAGAGGTTGTTGTTAATTTCGATGATATACAGAAGTTCATAATGTTTCTTGGGGTTGCTGGGCATCCTAGTATTAAACTAGAGACGTACAGTAGCGCCCAAATGAAAGCAGAGATTGAGTTCCGCAATGAAACGGAAAAACAACGGTTCAAGATGTTGCTTCTTGACGGAAAGGTAGGTGATATTCTGAAGTAGGTCCCTAGTTTTACCAAAAAGAAAGGTCTTGAAAAAATCAAGGTCTTTCTTTTTTTTCTCTAAGAATGATTCGCATAAAAAGCACACACTATAATAGAAGGTAATATGGAATCCTTAGAAAGGGGATTATTATGAAGACTTTGAAGATTATTGTAATCGCTATCATTGGTATTGTTATAGCAGTATCTGGGATTAACGAGATTCAAGCTCGTGCTCGGTATGCGGAATTTATGAGCCGCGTTGACCGAGTTGAGTATATTGAAGATCCGGAAGTTCCTGGGTATGAGTGGCAGTATCATATGAAGGCTGGTTACGGTATGAACAGAAGAGAGTTCGTAAAATACCAAGATTTCTATTTCTAATTACCTAACTAAAGCACTGGAGTGAAAAAAATGTTCACTCCTTTGCTTTTTCGCAAATTTATCATCTTCCTTAATAGAATAAATCGGGGTTTAAGATTTATTAGAAAGGAATAACGAAATGATTAGAGTTGTTACAAATGCAAATTATGGGGGTATTAACGACCTTACTAAAGCTTATCTGGAAGTCGCCCGGCAAAGCTTGAAGGACTATGTTGAGAAATCCGCTCTTAATCGAAACGAAGCTATCTCAACCCATCTAAAAGATGGGGCTAGAGCTTGTAACGAAATAGATGGATTTCCCAAATCATATGTCGTTGGGCATTGCGCGGTGGGTTTGATCTATGGAAGTGTCTTTTTGGTCGATTATATGAACATTGATTTGGATCAACCCAATGAAATTGAGTTTATTCGAGTCTAAATAGCATTTTAAACCCCGATTTATATTTTTGCAAAACCCCAGGTAAACGGCTTATTGTAAGGCCGTTTAAGACGTTAGAATTTTGGCCCTTAATACTTATTAAGGACTGATATTTTTAAAGCCTTAAAACGCATCTCAGAGGCTCATTTTTAAGAATCTTATCGCAAAAATAATACACTCCTTAATAGAAGAAGGGAATCTATTAAAGGAGGAGAAAATGAAAGATATTTTGGTTGTTTTTGTGTTGGTTCCAATCATTGGGCTCGTTACCATTAATGCGTGGTGCGAGTTGATTGATTGGCTGGCCAGGAAAGACCCAAATCGTTATCATAATCCTATGAGCGATTTCTAGTTCTAACCGAGAGGGTGTTAGCTATATTTTTAAACATCCTCTTGGTTTTTCACATAAAAAAGTCACCTTAGTATAGGACTAGACTTAGAAAGGAGTCTAAGATGAAAAAGTTTATAGTTTTGTCGATATTGGGTATTGTTTATGCGGTATTGCTAACCCCAGTGACTGTGTTATTCATATGGGTTGCTACCCATACGCCCGAAACATTTGATCTTGGGTATTATGGGTTAGTATTTCTGTTGTTGTTGACGTCAATGGGTATTAGTAGTAGCAGTATACTTGTAATCGATTTTATTAATTATAAGACAGATCTATTGGACTAAGTTTTAACTAGTCCTAAGAAGAAGTTCTGAATTATATTCGAGGCTTCTTCTTTTTTTTCGCAATTTTATCATCTCCTTTAATAGAAGGTAATATTAACCAAATGAAAGGGGTTTCATTATGAAGGTCTTTAGGGGTATTGCTGCTGTCTTTATGGTGTTGAAGATAGTGGAGTCGATCGATGTTATTCAGAGTGAACTGAGGTATAGTAACTTTATGAAGAAAGTTGACCATACCGATTACAGCCTGGACAATGAAGATGGGCATCGTTATACTATCTATCTGAAAGATGGTAGTGTTATCAAGCGAGATCATGATATTTATAGGTGGGACTTTGGATTGTTTTAATATTACCTAGTCAAGGCATTGGAGTGACAAAAATGTTCACTCCTTTGCTTTTTTTCGAAAGGAAGATATTTATGATTACTGTCTATACGCCATTGTCTGAGAAAGAGGCTAGGAGAATTTTACATAAAAATATTGTCGGTGCTTCTCGAGCAATCCTCATTAATAAAATCTTGACTAGAAGAGATTTTACAGATATACTTTTAGATAATATTGCTGACACAGTACAGTGTAATCCTTTTTTTCATTCAACGGGATTTATTATATATGTCGTAACCGATCTGAAGTTAATAACTGCTATAGACTTCAGTGAGTTTAGTTGGATAAATCGAGTTAAATATGTTAGTTATGAGGCGAATAACCCTCCTAAATTGATTAAAAACATACAAGCAGCCCATCAACAAAACCCCAGGTAAACGGCTTATTGTAAGGCCGTTTAAGGCGTTAGAATTAAGGACCCCTAATAAGTATAGGGCTTTTATGGTTTTTCGCATAAAAAAGTCACCTTAGTATAGGACTAGACTTAGAAAGGAGTCTAAAAATGAAGAATTTTGGATATTTGTTTGGTGCGGGAATGGTGTATGTTATATATTTTATACTTGACGTATCAGGAGGAGCATATCTATTGACCCACATACCAGAGACTTTTGATCTCGGATATGCTGGGTTGGTATTCGCATGTTTATTCTTGTTAATAAGTACGATAACTAGTGTACAACTAACTTATAAGTATCTAAATAATTATCTTAAGTCTACAGATTAATTCATTAGTCTAGTTACCAAGAGGAGGTTCTGAATTATATTCAGGGCCTTCTCTTTTTCTTTTAGAAAGGAGAGATATTTATGAATATCGGTCTAGTCAAAGGTCGTCATGAAATTCCAAACGTAAATGGTCTTTATGTATTTAGCGATCCAATTGATCCTACAGACATTATAGGGATTAATGAGATTGCTATAACTCGTATAAAGCAACTCTTCAACAACCCGGACGAAGAAAAGAGCATGAATCTTTACGTGACGGGACTTACAGTGGCATTGGTAGCTGTCATTAATGCATGTCGGATGTATCATATTAAGTTAATCTTGTGGCATTATAATAGGAATACTAATCACTATTTTCCGCAGGTCGTATGTTAATAAAAATAATCTAGAAAGGAATAATATTATGCGATTTGTAACATATATTAATACTCTTCCTAAGAAATGCCAAACGGCTGCTGAGAATGTGAGTAATCTTATCCAAGAAACCTTCCATATAGGTTATGCTACGTGGAAACAAAATTATACTGAATCTAAGATTCGCTGGATGTTCCCTTCTTATATTGGTAATGCAACTGGTTTAACTAATATATTCGGTCCAAAGAATTCAGAATCAAAGAAATATTATATAACTTTTATGGAGAGCGGCTGCGGGCTAACATTCTTTATAAACTACAAAAAGAAAGGTAAGAATAAAAGTAAACCGTTTGCCTGTGTTCTTCTTGATCCGGAGGATTGGTATTTTCGCCTAAGAAAGAAAAACGATAATCCTAACTAAGGAGATTATTATGACTAATGAGATTAAAGAGAATGACAAAAAGCGTCTGGCTAAGAGATACTTAGCTATGCATGCTTCTTTAATTAAACGAGACACAAAATCCGCTAAAAAATCACAATCCTTAATAGGAGGTAAGACTCGACGAAAGGAGTAAAATGTTTGAAGTGTTGATTTTATTCGGAATATTGGCCGCTATCGGATTCGTGTTCGTATTACTGCCCATATATTCTATTGGGTATGTAGTAGGAATATTCTTCCGTGGTGTGATTGGAGGTATTCGTGGGTTAATCGATAAGGGCAAGGACATTCGCTTGCCTTAAGTAGATCTTTTACCTCAAAGAGGAGGTTCTGAATTATATTCAGGGCCTTCTCTTTTTCTTTTAGAAAGGATAGTAATATGCCGTATAAAACAGCTTATGCAAAGTCTCGACAGGCTTACGCTATTTATGTGTTGCTGTTCCTTCAAAATATTAATGACATAGTTGCGGAGAATGACCATAAGTGGGATGTTTGTTATCCGAAGATTCGGTCTGTAGTTAATCAAGATAATGGTATTTTACGACAAGCGCATTGGATACTTGATGTTCTGGACGACAACCCAAAGGAACCGAGCAACACACTCAAACTATCATTCTGCATGCATGATACAGGTAAGGAATACCATATGGCAAATATTATATTGCATCCGTAAGAAATAAACAATCCTTTATAGAGGGCGGAAAGGACTGTTTATGCAGATATTTTTAGCTATTATCCAAATCGTCATAATTTTGATTGGAGGTATATACCAGATCATTAAAATTTTAGAAAGATTTAAATACTAAAAATTAAGCATTGGTTAAAACGCCCTCTTTTATTTTTCTATAGAAAGGATTATTATGCAGATATTTTTAGCCATTGTTCAGATCATACTAACTTTGATTTTAATTGAAGGTGTATACAAAATTGTCAAGATTCTAAACAGATATAAATACTAAGAAAGGAATGATTATGGGTCTTTCTAATAATACTGTGTCTGACTATATTAATCAAGTACGTAATGATATTCAGAACTGCTACATTCGTATGGGGGCGGATTGGTATGATGAGTGGTTTTATGTAGATAGAGAGGATAACATTACTCTGTCCGAATCAATAATAAAGCGTTCGATGCTTAAAGATATTCTCAACAAAGCTACTGAGGAATTTGAAGGACTTAGTTTCATCATGATTCCTTCCGGACGAGCAGAAATTAGGTTCTTCTGTATTGTTAGTTATGGCGGCCAAGTCGTTGAGCATGCACCAGTCTATACTTTGTCTCTTGCTTAAGGAGTAGATATTATGATCGATTTTACCGACCAGCCGATTCCAGAATACCCAGAGGATAGGGCAATCTCAGCACCAGAACATTATGTAAACGGAAGGCAATATGAGCCCCATCTAGTGATTGAAGATTGGGATTTGAACTTTAATCTTGGGAATGTCCTTAAATACATATCGCGAGCAGGAAGGAAGGATGATATTCTTATAGACCTGAAGAAAGCTCGTCAATATTTGGACTTTGAGATATCTCGTCTGGAGCGTGAGTATGATGCTTGAACTTCTCTTCGGCATTATCGCAGCAGCTATTGGAATTTTCTGTATAGCGCTTGGAATAATATTGCTATTCTGGCCACTTATAGTAGCACTTATAGTAATTTGGTTTGCCATTAGGGCTATCTGGTGGCTTCTGTTTTAGTATTATATTTTAGAAAGGAATTATCATGTCTGATGTAATTGCAGTCTTTATCGTTTTAGCGGTTCTTTATCTCATAACAATTGCTTTGGAGAATAGGGGACGACAATTCTCTAAGGATAGAAATTGGGTTCCTAAAATGGTGACAAGTCCTAATAAAGGAACGTCTGAACCCATAGTACCTATGGGTTTTATATTTTATAAGGAAGATGGTGGTGGACGTACGTATCGTATGGAGTTGAACAATTCAATGGATAACTTCGATAATGGAACCATCTTTTCCTTCACGCTCCGCAAGGAAAACACCGCTTAATATAGGAGAGGGAGTATAAACCGTTGGAGGCTAAGATACTTGAGCTAGGCATGAGTTCTAGACGAGCCTTAGTTAGCCAACTATAATCGTTCAATGGTAGGATAGCTACCGTTTTGGCGGTAGAAGACGCAGGTTCGAAGCCTGCACTCTCTTTTTCTTTTATGAAAGGACCGACATGATATTTAAGACTGTTAGCACAAACGCAGGAGACAATACAATCATTCACGGGACTTTGGAGGAGTCGGATTGGGCTGAGCATCATGACACGAAGCACGTTAAGGATATGGAGTCAGAAGTAAAGTTCGATTTCAAAGACTTTGATATATGTTATAAGTCAAAGTCTGGCTGGTCTGTACGAATCATTATATTTAAGTGGTCGAATTCGTTTGCAGCTATCTATCATCTCAAAAAATCCGACATAGTTCTAGATAATACAAAGCTGTTTGTGTGGGAAACTATAAACCGTCTTACGAAATAGGAGACATTATGATATTTACAGCAGTTCAACATAACATTCTGTGCAACGACCTAGTCATATTTGGAAAAACGGATGAGTCGGATATAATTATTCAGGACACTGGTTATGTGGCAGAGATGGATAGAATTTTGTTTGATGACCCAATGGATTTTACCATCAAATTTATTCGGGAGATTGGCGATCCGATTACTGTTAGTATGTCTAAAATAAGTAATGAGTTTTATGTGCTCTATCAGAATACAGACTACATAAATCTTACTAAGACGGAACTATTTGTACGAGAGGCTATAAATCGTCGTGTAGAACTAGATCGAGGAAAGGCGGAGATCCATGGCAAGTCCTTGGCTTGATATTTACACTCGGCCGACTGATGTTAAGATCTTTAAAGTATATGACATACAGTATACTATGACTGCGGATAGCACAACTGTGCGAGTAGCTATTATGGATAAAAATGAACCTCTTATCCGTCGAGTATCCACACAACTTCTTGCTGAGATTCGACAAAAGGATGATCAATTTCTTAGGGATATTTCTTATGCTAGGATTCCCCTTAAGGTTGTTATTAGGGATGATCACCAACATGAGGTGTATCACGATGACTCTGCGATCATAGATATTTGCGACAAGATGTTCTTTGGGTTTATGCAATTGGACATTTCTCATTATAGACCGATAAAATCTGTAACAGATTAAGGAGAGTTTGAATGAAAATCGATTATATTGTTCCACATATGGACGATCACATAATTACAATAATCGGGCGTCTTGAGCGGGATGATTGGGACTATAACCCAACACGTAACGAGTTTGAGACTCTAAAATCTGAAAATATATACAAGTTATCTCGTACATTTGGGGTCGTTAAATATAATCTAAAATGTGGTAATCTATTTAAAGATATTTCCGTTCAAATTAACTCTAATAGTTTCGTGATCCGTTACAAATTTATTTTTGTCGATGATTTCCTACAAATACCTTCATATGAGATGCGTGATGCAATTAAAGCAACTATTAAGAAAATGCTTGAAGCAAGTGATCCCGCCGAAAAAGATAGGTGTATTTCACTAACGTCTCTTAACCGGATTAAGAAAGACAAGTGATTCGCAAGAAAAACTAGGTTCTTAATGGGAGGGTTCATCGGGAACTCTCAGAAAGGAGAAGGTTATGTTTCTTATGAAAAGGGACCCGGTTGGTGATCGTCTCAAGGAGTTGGAGGATAGTTCGGCTAAAGAAGCCGTGGACGACGAGATTGAACGGCTTGTCGAACAGATCAAGAACGAGGAGAATGAGGGTAAAGTTAAGCAGATCGTGAATAATATCAAAGATCTTGCGGAGGCCAGCAAGAATCTCAATTGTATTGAGAAGCGTGTTGACATTCGCAAAGACGATGGTACTATTCCGTCTGTTGTTGCAACCGCACTAAGTTTTGCGTTCTTGGTCGTATTCGAGAACCGGCACGTCTTGCCGCGAGCTATTAGTTGGATTAAGAGGGTCTAACAACTAGAGTCGGTTCGCCAGGAGGTCTGTTGATATTTAACAGGCCTTCTTCTTTTTAGCAAAAAGTAAAGGAGTCTAAATGAAAATTGATTATATTGTTCCGCATATGGGTAACCATACAATAACGGTAATTGGACATTTAACGAAGGACGACTGGGATTATGGTCTGGAAAGCAATAAATTTGAGGCTTTAAGATCTGAAAACATAGGCGAATTATCCCAGTCATATGGAGCGGTTAGATACTATCCAAAACATGGTAGTATGATTAAAAACATCACCGTCCAAATCGACCTGATTAATTTGAACAATTTTGCAATTTGTTATGAGCTTGCTATTATTGACGATTTTCTACAAATACCCAACAGTGAGTTGCAGTGTGCAATCAAAGCAACTATTAAGAAGATGTTTAATGCAAACATAAAGCAAATAACTCAACTATTTAAGAGAGAGAGTATGGAATGAAAATCGATTATATTTGTCCACATGCTGATAACTTTACCATTACGATAGCCGGAGTAATTGATGAAGATGATTTGAAGAACACAAATAATACTAAGAACTTTGCTACAATGAAATATGAAGTCACAGAGGAACTGTCTCAGACTTGTGGAACTATTGTATATTATCCTGGTCGTCGAGGACATGCTGTCAAAAGCGTCACTGTTCAAATACACTTCAACACATTTATAATTGAGATTGAGTCTGCTTGGATTACTTCATTTCCACAGATATGCTCAAGTGATTTGCGTTATGCGATTAGGGAAACTCTTAAGCGAATGTCTGGGGTGAGTAACTCATGATATTATTTAATAAACTCTACTTGTCTGATAAGTCTGTCACCCTCCTTGGCAGCCTTGAGGACTCGGACTGGGATACTCCAAAGCCATTAAAAGATATTCACAACATGCTAGTGGAGATTATTAAAGAGGAGGGGTATTATCATTATCAATTGTATCCAGACAAGCACGACCGTTCAAGCTACATAGGTATTGTTATATTTTCTCCAGAACGGTTTGCAATCTCTTATCACGGAAAGCTTGCTTCTAAATTCATAAGCATTGATGAGATGCGTAAACATATCTGGGGAGTAATCCATTATATTCAGGAAGGACATTATGATGTTGCGACCGACTGATTATACTCTTGCTGAAAAGAATAGTTATGGTGATTTGACCAAGTATCGTTTTGAGGCAATCCTGGCTATGAAACGGCCGTATCCATCGACTATTGATATTACATACGATCGTGCAAAGAAGGAGGTTGTCGCGGCGGTTGGCTGGGGAGTGCAGCTAGTTCCTATTATTGATATTCCACATCCTCTAGTAGATGGATTGGTAGAGCATTACATTAGTCATCGATTGGAGAACTGATGGCTTCATTCAATCCATATGACTATATATTCTATGCTAGGTATTCCGGAACAGAGGATAAGACCGGAAATGACTGTGATTTGTATATGTTTTATGGAAACACCACTGCCAAATATCGGTCTATCCATATCTATCACGATTTAATAGAGGATCGTTGGGAAGTTAATGGTGTACCCAATTGGTATTTTACTAATGAGCCAATCCCAGTAACTGATGATGAACGCTGGTTGATGTTTGAACGAGTCATTCTTTGTAAGGAGTCTGAATGGTACGAATTGGACACTTCCATCTCGAAACTATACAAACGATCAATAGCGGAAGGGAGCTATGCATTGTCTTTCTACGAAACGAAGGTGCCGATGACGAACTCGACAGTCTAGTCCTGTATTATGATATTTCAGAGAAGAAATTCTATGGGGCTTGTAGGTATCCTGATTGGACTAAGCCCATGCTCAAGCAAGACGTATCGAGGATGCTTAGGTTACCCGAGATTCAAAAGATAATTAATCAATACAAACTAAGGAGATAGTATGGATATTGAGAAATTAAAAGACAAGAAGGATGAGAACTCTAAGAAAACTCTAGGAGATGTTGTCGGTGAACTCGTAAAAGGTATGATTGCAATACTTATCGTTTTGCTTGTGGTAAGTATGATTTTGGGGTTTGTCTATCTAATCTTGTTTATATTTTCATCCATGATGCATCTATGGGTTTAAGGAGGTAATATGAATATTCAAACAGTACTTAAGTGGGCCTCTAAACGCTCTCCTGAGATCCTTACAAGCCTGGGGTGTGTTGGAGTAGGAGTAACTGGATACTTAGCCGGAAAGGGGGCAATCAAGGCGTCCTACGTGTATAATCAGCTCGCTAAGTATGATGACGAAGAGAAAGCCAAAACAAAGAAAGAGAAATTCCAACGTAAGATGCGTCTGGCTGCTCCATGTGTTAAGTATTATATTCCTGCTGCTGTTAGTGGTATTGCGACTGTTACGTCTATCTTGGGTCTACATCGGACTATGTCCATACGGCATATGGCGGTAGCTGCTTCGTACGTTGCGGCAGATAGCGCACTCAATCGTCTTCAAGATTCTGTGAAGGAGACTCTGGGTGAAAAGAAAAGCTCAGAGATATTCTTGAATAGCTCTAAGAAGGCAATTGCTAAGATGCCAGATGAGAATGATATTCCGAATCTGGTAGAGAGTGGAGAACCAACAGGACACGAGAAGGCGTTGATATATGATGCATACTCGGGTCGGTATTTCAGGTCATCAATTGAGCATCTCAAGCGTATCGAAGCCGATATGAACGCGGATCTCATGAAGCATGATTGGGTGCCTATCAATCAGATTTATGATGCGATAGGCCTTAAGCCCATTACTCTTGGAGACGATCTAGGCTTTAAGTTCGAGATAGATGATATTTCGTCAAGGATTGAGTTCAATTTCGAGAGTGACATTAATGATAATGGAGATCCTTATATCATTCTAGTCATGGGTCCAAAACCGAAGTGGACTTATTACTATGAGTCGGATAGATTTCTGTAAGAGATGGGAGTGATATGGCAGAAGTAAAGCTGTCTGAAATTTCAGACAAAGATATTCCCAATAACTCAAACCGAGCGAAGAGGGAGGCAGCAACACAGAAAGATATTTCCAAACCTCAAGTCGTATCTGCCAAAGTGATTCCTCATAAGGATTCATTGATAAAAGACTATGTATTTGATGAGGTGATCCTGCCAAATCTGAAAACCTCAATTGACTCGATAGCTATGACTTTGATATCTGGTATTGCTGACAGTCTGACTGGCATCGTCAAGACCTGTCTGTTTGGTGAGACTCCAGGACGCACAGATCCTCTAAGTCGATACACGGCGTATCGAAATCAGACTAGATATTCTCATCCTCGTCTGTATGAGCCGTCCAGACAGGCATATAGTCGTCCGGTTGGGAGACGAGAGGGAGATCCTAGGAGAGTAGATAACATTATATTTGACTCACGACAGGAGCTTGAGGATTGTCTGGTAAATGCCAATGATATTATCGAGGAGTATGGTAGAATTAGTGTGGCAAAGTTCTATGATATTTGCGGCATCACAACGACTATCACTCAGTATGACTATGGTTGGTATGAACTGGTGAATGTTAGGGTCAAGCCGAGTCAAGGTAAGTGGATTCTAGAACTCCCACCAACTGTTGCTCTTGATTAAGGAGGATATTTGGTATGAATGAAAAGAAGCGTTACTCTTATGCAGGACCTGTGAGGTTGTATAATAAGATCGTAGACCATAACTACAAGGGAGAGACAATGGCCTTTACGCCCCAAAAGGCTCTGAGTAATCTAGCTTGGAGGTTCAAGCAGGATTACCATTACAACGATCTCGATAAGATTGAACTCGATAAGAAGTATTTGAGCGTTCTTTACTAATCTATTGAAAGGATATTTGATATGAGTATTTCAGCAATTAAGAAGGTTGCACAGGGCGTCTATGGAGCTTCTAGGTTCTTCCTGAAGAAGAACGGTCCGACTATTGCTACCACTGTAGGCACTGGTTGCATGCTTGGAAGTGCAGTGTATGCTGGGTATGCTACATATAAGGGGTTTGATACTGTAGCTGAGGACCATCGTTATCGTATGGGTAAGCAAGAGATGGTAGAGGAGACTATGAATGATGAGGAGGGCAAGAAGCTTCTTGATTCATTTGAGCATAAAGTCTCTAAGGGTATGCTTATAAAGGAGCGTATCACCAATTATATTCTGACTGGTGCTAAATTCGTTCGACTCTATGCCCCCGCGATCGGTCTTGCCACTGCTGGTATTGGTTTGATATTTGGTGCTCATAACGTCATGGCCAAGCGTAATGCCGCCCTGAGTCTTGCTTATACGGGGCTTGAGGCTGCCTATGATGCTTACCGTAAGCGCGTTCAGAACAAGCTTGGAGAGGATGAGGAGGCTCGTCTGTATTCAGACGTTCCAGAGCTTAGTGATGGCTCTACGGACGAGAAGATCGAGCAGGACAAGGTAATCATGGAGGAGACGGGTTGGGATACGCAGATGTATAGGCGTGTCCTGGATTGCCGTAACTCCAACTACGGTAGGACCTTCGCAGCCAACATGATATTCCTTATGTGCTGCGAGCAGGCCCTCAACGCTAAGCTTAAGTATCAGGGATTCCTGACTCTTAACGATGCCCTCAAGCAGCTTGATATGCGTCAGACCAATGTTGGTCAGATTATCGGCTGGACTCTTGATGGTAACGAGACTCGGACTAATGGTGATGGATATGTTCAGATTATCCCTCCCGCAATCCGTGCACTCTATGAGCAGGGTAAGGAGCATAGCCCTATCATCCCGCTTGAGTTCAATGTCGATGGCCCGATCTATAACAAGATTGATGACGTCGTCCGTGGTGGGTCTGAGTCTGATCCTGCCGTGACCGATCCCACTGACCCCGAGCTTGCATAGATATTTGTAGTGGGAAAATCCTGTAAACCCTCTAGTAAAGCAAGACCTGTAATGCCCGTAAGACCTTAAGCTCTCTTTCAGCTTAGGGATTTGAGTTCGTAATTTATATTTAGACAAACTAAGGCATCGGGTAATTTACCCCTTGCCTTCCGTTTTCTTAAGGAGTTAGTTTTGGTATTCACAAAGTCAGATTTGGTAAAATGCCTGGTAGCTGGGGTTGTTGGTGCATGCGTTGGTTCCGGTGTAACCTATGCTATCATGAAGCACAAGGCTAAGAAGCAGCAAGAAATTCTCAATGACACGGATGGAAAGGGTTATTATACATATGAAGAGTTCATGAGCAAGTCAGAGAAATGTAGTGGGAAGAAAGACGAGCCCGACGAGTCTCTGGAAGCCTGTAAGGACACGGATGAGGATTCTAGTATCATATCCTTGCCAGTCCCGAAAGTCTCGGATGATGGATATTACCGCTATAGCAAGAAGTATCTGTTGAGTAATATGCCAGATCTTCACCCTGTTGACTCAGACGAAGATGATGGCTCTGATGATATTGACGTGGGCCCTGAGGAGATCGCGGAAGGGCATGAGATATTGGATGGGGATCCCTTTGGTGCTCCGTCAGATGAGGACATAGCTCTCATGGTTGCTCAGAAGAAGGCGGTCGATAGTGTTGATATTGTGAAGGACCGTAGTGGGAATCCCCTTATGGACGAGTCTGAGCAAGCTCTTGGTGAGTTGAGTGACGTTGAGAGTGAGGATGGAGAAGAGCCTCTCTTTCTTGAGCCTGTAAAGGTTGATATTGACCCGAACGAACCACCATCATACATTGGTCGTAGGACATTCTGGCAGAACGAGCCCGGATACGAGATTCGGGAGTGGAATTGGTACACTAAGGATGATACCGTGTGCATGTCTGATGAGATGGAGTTGATTGATAATTGGAAGGACTTCATGCCAGAAGACATTGAGGAACATAAAGGGGCTAATTGGCTGTATGTACGGGATCCGAAGCATGCTGTCAAGATTGTGATTCGGTGTATTAACGGTGGTTATGATACCTATTTGAAGGATTTGGAGGATTAGAGTTATGGCAAAGCGTGTTTGGACGGAGCGTATCCCATATCTGCGTTGGCTTATGAACTATGCTGGTCTTGATGACTCGGATATTCCCGTGCGTGTTCAGTATATGTTGAATGATTTGTTTCGAGTGGAGTTTGTTCCGGTTAACCCTATGGATATTAATAGGGCTAAGAATGGTCTTGTGTTGAGGGAGTATTATATTGATATCCAGAAGAACGTCATAGTCAGTTCTATTCCATCTGATATGGATTGTACAATTCTGGAGATGCTCATTCGGCTTGCGTTTGATATTAGCGATATGACTGAGGGATTCGTTAAGGATGCAAGTCCACGGTATTGGGTGCTTGAGATGTTGAAGAATAACGGTCTGTATTACAATCGAGATTATAGTATGGAAGACTTGAAGAATCCGGAATTGTTTAGGGGTGATTCTTTGTTTCCGGGGGTGAAAAAGGGAAATAAGGATGGGGAGATTTGGCAAAAAATGACGGGATATTTGGTGTCGAATTTTAATTATGTTTAGTGATGAAATGTTGAATTTGGCATGGAACGTTTTGACGCTGCTAGCTGAAAGAAAGCTGAAAATAAGGGTAAAAATGGGGGTAAAAATGACCTCATTTTCATGTTTGCCCAGGAATAGGCATGAAAAGTTTTGCCGGATTTCATCTTAGTCACTCTTTTAAAAAAGTTTCTATGGCTATTCCTGGGGTTTTGTTAGAAATTAGGGCATTTCTTCCCACTACACTTTTTTATATTAACATATAGCTTTTTGAAAGAAATCTTAAAAAATAAAAATCGGCAATTAAAACCCGGTCAAATGTGTCAAAAAGTAATGAAAACCCTGATTTTTGGCACATCGATGATTTATATGCCTATACCTGGGGTTTTGTTAGAAAATACTTAGATATGGTAGGAGGTCGTCGTCATTTTTGTTTTTGATCGTTTCTATGGCTATTCCTGGGGTTTTGTAGGTATAAAGCGTCAAAGCGTCACTTTTTTCTCTATAAATAAATAAATAAATAAATAATAA